ACAGACGTGGCAACAGACGTTGACAGGTTAGTGATCTGGCTGGCTGTGTGCGTGTGCGTCGATGGTGCGAACGTGCTAGGCACGTTGGTGAGGTTCGCGTAGCTGATGACCGGCGTGGCGTGAACGTGGTCACTACGGCTGGCAGTCGTGCTAGTTCCAGCCGACGCCGTACCGAGAGCCGACGGCGTGGCGTCCGAGAGCGAGGCACCGCCGCCGCTTCCGCTGCCGTCAGCCCCGCGAGGAATGCCGAACGCCAAGGCGACTTTCGAGCCGCCGTCGCTTGGCGTGGCAGTCACCGTGGCAGAACTGCCAGCCGCGAGCGTGGTCGCCGTGGCCGTGATCGTTGGCGTCGTGCCGTTCGTTCCAGCAGCACCGGCAGGGATGCCGAACGACAACGCAAGGCTCCCGCCTTCCGTGACTCCTGTCACAGTCGCATTGCTGCCAGCGGCGAGCGTCGTAGTTTTTGCGACGGTCACGCTAGTCGCCGGGCCAGCCGGTATACCGATGTCGAGCTTGGCAGCGTACGCCGTGCCGGTGTCGTTCTTGACGTATGCCTGCGAGCCAGCCGCAAGAGTCGTCACGCTATTGATTACCAGCGTCCCGGAAACGACTGTCGCATTGCCTGGCGAGATTGTGCCGGTGGACACGTTCACAGAGCCGCCGTTGCCAACGGTGGCGCTGACCGTCGTTCCGCTGGATACGGAGACGCTCGCTGCCCCAGCGTTCGTGACGTTGACTGTGATGTTGCTCATGGAGCCTTCGGGATAAAGTCGCCGCTGACGACCGTACGAGTTACGCCCGCAGGAGTCACATAGCGAACCCAATGCCGATACCGAATCGCTGGCGACAGCGTGACTGTCTGTGCCTCGCTCGCCCCCCACGACAACGTGCCAGCGGCAGCATTGACGACCGTGATCGACGGCGTGATTGCAGTCGCACCGACAGCGTTGATGGTGCCGCCGCCGCCACCAAAAAAGCCGTTTGTGCTGACGACGTAGACGCCAGCGGAGAACTGGTACGAGGTTACGTCGATATCCAGATCGAGAGTGAAGTTGAGCTCGTCGCCGACCGTAAATTCAACGGTCAGGTCGCCTGGAAGCTGGGATACGGTTGGCATTTGTCAGGCTCCTGTTGCGTGGCATTGTCACGGCGACAGGCGTTAGAGGGACCGGCTATACCCCAAACGTGCCGCCATCCAGCGTCACGCCGTCAATCGTGCCACCCGTGATCGCCACGTTAGATGCGGACTGCGTCGCCATTGTCCCAAGCCCGAGGTTTGTCCTCGCCGTTGATGCCGTAGCGGTCAACTCGCTCAGGTTGTTTGCCGTCGTCAGCTTGCCAGCCAGCGAGGTCGTCACCGTGGTCGAGAACGAGGCGTCAGACCCGAGAGCGTCGGCAAGTTCCTTGAGCGTGTCCAGCGCCGCAGGAGCAGCGTTGATGACGTTTGAGATTGCCGTCGTCACAGAACTGGTAGTCGCGTAGCTCGACAGCGTCGTGCTCAACGATGACGAAGTGACGTAGCTGCTCAGAGTGGACGAGAGGCTAGCGCTGGTGAGGTAGCCAGACAACTGGCTTGAGATGTACGCCGGGCCGCCGATGGCTTGAACGCTGGTTGCAGATCCTCCCGAGCCACCCGTGCCAACTCCCACCCAGAGCGTGCCGCCGCCGCCCTCGCTGTAGGCTAGCTCTGCGTTTTGCAGCGTAGCCGGAGCCGACGAAACAGTAGACCGCTTTATACGAATTGTGCTTGGCATGTCAGTAGCTCCCGCCGTCAATGAGTTGTGGTTCGTTAATTGCAGTCACTTCAATCCATGTGGTCAGGTTGGCGTTGAGCCGCCACGCCTTCTGCGTGTCAATCACCCAGACCAGCATCCCTGCTTCACGCCTCAACTGCGGGATAGCGTCTCGCTCCGCGAGATTGGCGACGCTACGGTAGCCGCCCTTGCCGTACCTTGCCTCGTGCGATGCGTGCGAGTCAGTCGTGTCAAACGGCACGACCGGCGCAAGTACGTTGGTTCCTTGGATGCTTGACATACGTCAACTCACCGTCAGGTTGACGGTTCCCGTGATCGGATACGTCGAGCGATAGATTCCGTAGGACAACGCAGACTGCCCAGCAAAAGTGATTGTCCGCTGCGTCGTCTCCCAGGCGGACGACGTCAGACCGCTGACGGAAAACGTCGGTACGCCGAAACTCGTCGGCAGGACGACGTAGATATACGCAGTTTGTGCAGTGATCGTCCTCGACTGTACCCGAGAGCCTCCAAGGTCATTAGCGAGGCTTGCGACGATCTGTGCGTCAGTCATGGTTGTCGCAGCAAACGAGCCCCAGAATCGACGCCTGAGCGTCGGAACGACCTGCGACGCCTCGGCAGTGGCAATCGTGTGAACTCGCACGGTCTGGCGGAATGCGTCGCCGTAGTGAAACACAGGGACGCCACGGGGGCTCGTCACCTCGTAGGTGATGTCCACGCCGTTGATCGTGTCAACAATCTTGTCGTGTCGCAGCGGCTCGCCGAAAGGCAGCGTGCCAGCCTTGATGACGAAGTCACGCGACTCCCATTGCTCAATCACGCCGCTTGTGCCCTGCGACTCAAAGCGGCTTGTGCCAATCGTGGCGAGCACTGTGCCGTAGTCAGCGCCTCGAGAGTAGCGGACAGACCGCGAGGCACCCGCCGCCAACTGGCCGGCGAGCCAAGACGCACCGCTGGCAAGCAGGTCGGACATAGGCACCTCTGACTACAAGACCGCCGGCCAGGCGGAAAGGATGAAAACGCGCTGGCCGGCGGCTTGCAGTGGGACGGGGACGAATCAGCCTTGGTTCAGCAAAACCTGCACGGTCGTGTCACCAGAAACCGCAGCAGCAGCAGCCTTGCCGGCCCGCTTGTTGCTGGTCGAGGTCGTGGTGATGTTGCTGTTGGTGGAGTCCCAGTAGACGAGAGCACCCTGACCGATTGCACCGCTCGCCTTGGGCAAGTTCCAGACGCCATCGACGGCGACGACTCCGAGAGCGTTGGCAGCAATCGCCACGGGAGCGACGCACACCAGATCATTGAGGATCACGACGCCACCGACCGCGACAGCGGACGACGGCGTGTGGTCGATGAGGCAGCCAGCCTGAACATAAGAAGCCATGAGGATCACCTAACTTTCTGAGAAATGGGTTTGGGTTGAATCATGCCGCCGGGCGGGCTTGGGCTCCCGCCCGGCGGTCACGGTTGTCTTCAGATCAAGAGGCGTCAGCCTTCACGCCGGCGAGGTATTCGGCCTTGGCAACGCCAAAGTCGAAATACCCCCGCATTTGCACGCCGAGCGTGTTGAAGTCGGCTTCCGCCGTCTCAACGATGGGGGACTGCACGCCGTTGAGGAACGCCACTTCCATCACCGGCAGATCAGCCGGCGAGGCAAGCAGGTAGTAGTCCTCGGCGCTGGACAGGTAGCTGGTCGAAACGACCTGATACCGACCGGCGAGCACGTTGCGATCCGGTGCAGCGGACGAGCCGCCGACCAGAAGCGCCGAGCCCATGATCTCCGCAGCCGCCAACTCGATGTCGGCGGGCACGAGCAGAACGCGAGGCTCAACGGCAACTGGGTTGCCGTCCGGGTCTTTCAACTTACGGAACAGCGTGGCAATCGCCTTGAGGTTCGCGAGCGACAGAGCACCGGCAGTGGTCTTCTTGTTGCCACGGCCCGTGGTGAAGAACGCCGAGTCATCTTGGAACGAAGCCCAGAAGACGTCATTCAACTTCAGAGCGCCGCCACGACCGATCCGCTGCGGAACCGCAGTCAGAGCACCGAGGTCATCGTTGATGAGGTCATTGCGGGTGACGCTCGTCATGATGCCGTAGGTCTCTGCCGAGATCGTCCGTGACTCGTCGCTGACAGCAGCGTTCTTGAGTTCGCCGCCGGGGGCGACCTTCTCAAACTTCATGCCGCCGTTGAGCCTATAGCTCGTGATCGCCTTGAAGTCATTGACGCTACGGACAGCAGACATCGAACGCCACGAGCTCTCCACGCCGTTGAAGCCGGCGAGGAGGAACTTGTTGACGGTCGCCGACAGGATGCCGCTGATGCTGTGGGTAGCCCAAGCAGCAGCAAGGATAGGACGCAGGGTTGCAGCGGAGATCCGACGCGAGCCGGTGTAGCCGCCTTCTTCAGCAGCCGAGATGAGCACTTCGCCGAGGCTCGTCGTCCGCTGGATCTTCGCAGCGGCTTCGAGGGTCTTGACGTCGTACTGCTTCTCGACATTTGGCAGGCCGCCCTGGAGGGCAAACGCTGCCTCAATCACTTCGGGGCTGCGGCTGGTCGGCTGCGCCATGTGGATGGCAGGAGCCGCCGGTCGCTCGTCGCGGGTCGCGTTGAGCTTTTCCATTTGCTCGACTTTCTTGGTGAGGGTGGCGATCACTTCGGCGTAATCGACTTCGGGCTTCGTATCCACGGCGACACTCGCCGTGGCTTCCACCGCAGCCACGATCGGCTCTTCGGTGGGCGTCTGGTTGGCGTGGTCCGCCATAGAAAACTCCTCGTCGGCTTCAGCCGCGATGGCGACGCTGGTCTGCGAGTCAGCGCCAAGGGTGACAAAAGAAACCTCTCGCAGAGATGAGGCTTTGACGATGCGAACCGGCCCAACGTGGGCAGATCCGTTGACTTGCGTGACGCCATCGGCGTCGATCTTTTGGTGCCGACGAACATCAGCACCAACGCTCGCCTGGAACTGGTAGCCAGCGGCACCAAGAGCGGCGACCTGCCGTGCGTTCTCGTTGTCGGCTAGGATCTCGCCTTCAACGATGATCTGCCCAGCTTCGATGAACGGGCGACCCTGCCCGACGATAGAACCAAGTGCGTAGTCGTGGCCGACCACCACGGGCACAGTCGCCGGCAGCTGCATCCCAGCCATGTCGATCACGACAGGCTCTCGGCTCCAGCCCTGCCGGATCTGAGCTCCGGTGTAAGCGACGATGCGAAACTTCTTGCCAGCCGGTGCCGAATCGCCTTCAGCGGCTTGCAGGAACTCGACGCCAGAATTGAGATTGATTGCGTTCATTGCGCCCCCATTGGTTCGCCGTTCTCGTCAAGCTGTCCGCCGTAGTTCACTTCCGGCGTGAAGTCAACGAAGAGATTGAGTTCCTTCATCAGCGCCACTTCAGCGGCTCGCTGCCTTAGCTCGACATCCCACTGCTTGCCAGCCTTGGCGTACTCAGCAGCCAGCGTGGTCGTGTGCGTACGCAGCCGCTTCTCTGTAGCGTTGGCTTCCTTGAGCGGATCAACGTGCTCTTTGCCGTCCCACTGCCAAGACCAATCCCACTCGCTAAACGGCGGGATGCCTTCCGGCAGAACACCGGCAAGCGTGGCTTCGTTGACCCACGCGGCAAGCACACGGTCAAGCATCACACGCTCAAGATCGTCACGCATGACGCGGCGATGAGCCTCGACGGTCTGACCATCAAGGCGAGCGGAAGAGTAGTTGTAGTCCTCTGACGAAAGGCGAGCGACGTTGCTGGGGCACTGCAAGCAGCGGGAAATCTCATTCAAGATTTCCTTCTTAAATTCGCGGTATGTGCTCGTCGGCTGCTCTGCCTTGAGTTGCTCGAACGTCCAGCCGTCTGGCAGCGTCACCATCGTCCGCTTCTCAATCGGCATTTCCGCGAACGCTTCGACCTCGTCCACGTCAGCGGCAGGCGAGTTGGTCCGCAGGAATCCCGCGAAGTCGGCGGCACTCTCTGCCGCAGCGATGACAGCCTCGGTGTAGCGACGAAGCTGGGCAAACAACTTCAGAGCCGGTGCCACCTCTGGCAGACCACGGTGCTGACCAGGCCGGATGGGCCGGAACCAGTGAATCATCTGGGCAGCAGGCACGCGCTGAAATTGCAAAGTGTTGACGCGGAAATTGCTGCCGGGATGGAAGTTGAGAACTTGATAGGCGACGACGTTTCCGACAGCGTCAAACTCCATGCCGTCAACCGTCGAGCCGTCAGGCGTAATCGTGGACGCCATGAGCTCCGTAGGCGTGGCGACCATCTCGGCTTCCACAAGCCGAAGGTCAAGCTGCACACCCGGCAGGCGAGGGTTGGAAATCATCAACGCAAAAGCCTCGCCATCAACGACGAGAGCCTCACGCATCGTTCGCAACTTCGCCGGCAGGTCGATCTGCCAGCCCCAATCAAAGAACGCACGCTCCACGAGGCGGGACGTCTCGTCGTCCCCGAATTGCAACTGAAGTCGTGGACCCGTGCCGACTAGGTCATTGGCAAGCGTGGCCGACATCCCAGCGAGGTAGCTGTTGCTGGTCCGCTCGTACCGTGCCCGATTCCGCATCGTGCGGCGAGCCATCGGCGACAGGCTGGCATCAGCAGAGAAGGCGTCAGCGTTCTGCCAGTGCCGGTAATCGTCACCCCGCTCGGCGGCGTCGAACTTCGCCCGTACACGCACCGGCACCGCCGCAGGCTGCGGCCTGTTTCCTCGCGTGAACAGGTTGCCTAGCAGTCCCACGCTAGATAGTCCCTGGCGGAATGAGCTTGTTGAATCGCAGACCACGCCGAGTGTTGCTGCCCGTACCCGTGGCTGCGTTCTTGCTAGCCAAATACTTGTCAGCCTCGATCATCGCGGCGACGTCCTGCGACTCGACCTCGCCGGCGTCAGTGCGAACGCGCTTCGGGCCGGATGCCGTCTCTTCGATTTTCTGCCGCAGTTCGTCGCTCATGCGTCAAACGCTACGGCAAACACCGCATGAGTCAGACCGGGTATGCCGTCAGACTTCGACCCACTCAGAGCCGCGACGCTCAAAGAGCACGACGTCAGCGCAGCCCAACTTGCTGGCAATACCAGCCGTGGACGGCGAGAACACAGCAAGCGGCTTCCTAGCGTCAATCACGCCATCCGACAACAGGAACGATGCGAGCGTCGTCGCCTTACCTGTGTTGCGATACCGTTCCTCGACGTACTGCTCAAGCGTCTGCATGCCACGCCAAACGTGCGAGCACGCCCAAGCCAGCATCGCACCGTCAGAGTGCCAGACTGCGACCGGCGTGCAGCTGCTCATTTCGCCTTCCAGCACGGAGGCAACCTCTAGCTGAAACTCGCTACCCGGCTTGGTGAGCCGCGAGCGGATAGCAAGCATGTCCCGAGGTTCAAGCCCGTCGATGGTTGTAAGTGTGATTTGGCTCATTTCATCCGCTTCAACTGAATGACTTTCCTGCCGGTATCGCTGCTTGGGATTGTCACCTTCTTCCGCTGCCTGCCTCCCGCCTCTGACGCAGCAGGATTCACGCCAGCGATGCTTGCAGCCACGGCGGCACCTACGATGCAGTCCCACCAGTGATTGTCTGCACCAGGGCGGCTCTGCCATTCGTCCACGACCCTGCCTTTCGCTTCAGTCCTCACCGGAAACTCTGCCGTGAGATGCTCAATGAGTAGCTCGTGGTCGCCAGTGTGGAGCGTGATTGCCTCTGGGTCGCCTATCTGCATTCGCAGTCGTGCAGCCGCAAACGTCTTCCAGAAGTTCGTATCGTAGATCGCAGACTTCTGGTTCGTCGCCGTGCCGACACGACCAAGCCGCCACTGAAGCCCGACACGGTCGTGCTTTGACCCAACGTCGCTCAACGCTTGACGGCTGGCACCGACACCCTTGCCGTGCGACGGGATCAACTGGGCCGCAAACGACGACTGACGGCAGAAGTTCCGCACCACCTGCGTGGACGCACCGTAGTTAGCGTCGATCATCATGTGCGAGACACGCATAGCCATGCCGTCCTCACGCTTCCACTCACTGCCGAGGATCATTTCTGCCACCTTCCCAAATCCTGCGTACCACGCACCCTCTTGGCTCGCACCCTTGGCAGCACCCGTCAGAGTCCGCTTCGCGTACTTCGCCTCAAAGAACGACACCGCTTGGTCTGGGTACGCACCGTAAGCGACGACGTGCCCGCCGAAAGACTCTGACCACGAAGCGATAAGCCAGAAAAGCAACTTGTCCTGCACGTCCACAAACGCAGTCAGAGCGTTGTGCCCAGCAGGGATGATGCCACGCTTCGCAGGCAATGCACGGGCCTGCAAAGCCCGCTTGTCTAGTTTGTCACTGGCTATGTCGTCTGCCAGTGGCGAGTTCTGATACTCCGCTTGGAATGCCGATTCGCCACGGTCAATCCGCAAGTTCCATGCGTGCTGCAACGCTGACAACTCGTCTTCGTTCTTCCGCTCAGGCCACGCTACCCGAGTGCCCGCGTCCATAACGGGACGGTTGGCAACGTAGAACGCATCGGCAGCACCCGTGCCCGTGCCGTCACGCTGACCGGATCGCCTCAGTTCCGCGTATTGCGACCACAAGACGTCGGCATCTGGGCCGCCCCAATCGTAGATCAGCTTGGACCGCTCGCCCTGCCACGAAGGATGCCGGTTCCGGTCCAGCAGCCGGTCAGCTAGGTCGTCAGGACGAATCACCGTGATGGTGGCGAGCCCTGCGATCTTCTTGCCCGGCCCCGCAAGCCCGAGGATGGCACCGGCAAGCGTCCGCTCCCGCGTCGAGCACTGGCTAGGAGAGTTCGCCGACTCGTCAGTCTGCGGGTCGTCCACGAGCACCAGCGTCGGACGCACCGTCTTGCCGTCCGGTCGCGTGTGCATGACGCCACGGATGCGACCCGTGATGCCAGCGACACGGATCGCCACGCCGGCAGACGGCTGGCCCTTGATCCACGGCAGCGTCAGACGGTCAACCTTCCACTCAAGCTCCGTAGACTCGCCCTCAC